GATTTTTATCTTGATCATGATGAGCATGCTGCCATAGCCAATCCTTAAAGGTTTTTGGTTGACATCGTCAAGATGTCTGCTATATATGGTCACAGTGCATCAAGGAGCATGTGGTGTTCCAAGTCCCTGCTACAGTGCCCAACGCTCGACGGATTTACCAGCTGTGCGTCAAGCACGGCTTGACCTACCCCGCTGCGCTGGTTGACGTGCTCAATAGCAACCAGCAGAGTGCGGACATTCCGGGCTTTGCTTTTCGTCTCAAGAACTATCAGGCCGAGGGGGTTGCTTATCTCGAACGTTGGGATGGCAATGTGCTGTTGGCTGATGAGCCGGGCTTGGGCAAGACTGCCCAGGTCATGGCTTATGCTTACAAGAATCAGCGTTGGCCCATGTTGGTAGTTCTGCCCAAGACTTTGCTACTCAACTGGCGACGTGAAATCACGCTCATGCTAGGCCAGAAGCTCAGCGTTTTGATTGTGGGCTTTGTTCCCAGCAAGCGCAGGCAGGAGCAGCTTCGTCAGCAGTGGCCGCACGTTACGTTCAGCAAGACTGCCCAGCCGGGCTATGATGTTACCTTGGTCAACTATGACATTGTGGCTCGCAATCAGCAGGCGCTGGAAGCTGTGGGCTATGATTACGTGGTGTGTGACGAAAGCCACAAGATCAAGAATCCTCGTGCTCAGCGCACCAAGGCTATTTTGCGCTTGGTCACTGGTCGCGAAGAAATCAAAAAGAATCAGTTTCGTGTGCTGCACGAGCCCGTGCCTCATGTGACTTTTTGCACTGGCACGCCCATGCTAAATCGTCCCCTTGAACTGTGGACCACTGTGGCCACTATTGCCCATTGGGTGCCCCAGTTTGGCAACTTTTGGAAGTTTGCCACGGAATTTTGCAATGCACGTCGCACTGCATATGGTTGGGATTTAAGTGGTAGCAGCAACGAAGACAAGCTCAACCAGCTGTTGGAGTCCTCTTGCATGCTGCGTAGGCGCAAGCAGGATGTGCTCAAAGATCTGCCGCCCAAGACATTTGTTACAGTGCCTCTTGAGTTTGACCGTGCCGAGTATGATGCTGTAGCTGCGGCATTTGAAGGCTCGGGCGCTTGGAAGCAGGGCATGGAGACGCTAGTGCGCCATGGCGGCAATCCTGCCCGTAGTGACGACGCTATTGTGGCTATTGGCAAGTGCCGCGAAATTGCTGCCTATGCCAAGCTGCAAAGTGCTGTGGAATGGATCTTGGACTTTGTGGAAGGTGGAGACAAGCTGGTGGTGTTTGCACATCATCAGCGCATGGTTGATCAGGTGGCTGCTGCTGTTGCTGACGCTGGTATTGGCGTGCGAGTGATCCGTGGTGGCGTGAGCTTGGAAGCTCGTGCGCAAGCTGCCCAGGACTTTCAAACTCGTAACGATGTGCAGGTGATTGTACTTAACATTGCAAGTGCTGGTTTTGGTATCACGCTTACCGCAGCGCGAGCTTGCGCTTTCCTTCAGCTTCCTTGGACTCCCGGTGACATGATCCAAGCTGCTGATCGCGTGCATCGCATTGGTCAAGAAGATAATGTCACTGTGTATAACCTTGTTGCCGAGGGCACTGTGGAAGAAACTATCGGAGACATGCTTGTAGCCAAGGCTGTGGTAGCTAATGCTGTGGTTGACGGCGGTGCTAACCGTGAGTTGGCTGACTTGAACTTTGACCAGTAAAGGATCAAAAAATGGCGGCTTTAATTCTGTTGCTTTTTGTTTGGATTCCGTTAGTTGTTGGCATTTCTCGTGTTTTGGGAATGCCCATGCTGGTAGCTGCATTGCTGTGGTTGGGCTTTGTGATCCTATTTGCCCCAATCAACTACTTTTTTGGACCTTTTATCATCATTGGGCCGTAATGTCATGAACAAGTTGTTTGTCTTTGTTGGCGTTGTTATTGCTTGCTGTATTCTTGCCATGGAGCCTGCATGGGCTGACATCGCCCGTGAAGCTGCTACAAGATATGGCGGCAGTGGAAAAGAATGGTCATATCATGAAGCGCCCTGGGCGTTTTTTCTAGGAACTATTATTGGTGGGTTTTTTACTTATAACCTACTAATTATTTTCCGGCCATTTGGTTACATTGCAGGTGCTATTACAGCTTTGATATTTGCGCATGCTATTGCCATTATGGGTAACTTTTATGGTAGCAATCCACGTGGTGAAGTTTCTATTTTTACATACCAAAATCCCTATTATATCAGCAAGCATGAACATGATCGACTGTGGAGGCTGGCGTGGAAGTTTCAAGAGGAATGCCGCGGTGACAACGGTTGTACTACAAAAGTTTGGCGTGCTTACCAAGACTGCAAATCGTATAATAACTGTCGCGGTGTAATGGTGGAAGTTTATAACGAACGGCGGCGTGAACTGGCTGCTAATCCCCATGCATTCAGTAGTTTTAAACCTTGCGAAGATCGCAGCATTAACAGCTGGGCCAAGTGTTGGTAAATCACTGCCGGTGACTGTGTTACGCAGCAGTCACCGGTTTGCCTCTAAACCAACTGGCTTCAGCTTCGCGGCGTGTAACCAAGCCTCTTAGCACACGACCTTTTGCATAAACATATTGCAACAATAGGTTTGGAACTTCGCTATAGTTACCTTTGTTCAACTGCTCGAGAATATCACTCTTTTGCAGTCGTCCACCACCTAAGTTGAAGGTAAAACTAGTCAAGGCATCAAACTGACTTTGTGTTATTGGAACTTTGACAAACTTTCTCACATAATATTCTGCTTTTGAGTCTAGATCTTGGCGCAACAATGTGTCTACTTCTGTTTGAGTCAATGGACGGCTCAAGGGAACATTGACACCGCCAATTAAAACACTGTTGCTTGCTTGTTCTTGAGCAGTTACTAAATGTCCATATCCCACAGTTGGTAAACCCACTGGATCTTTGTAAACACTGTATTTTAAACCTTCATGTCGCTTTATAAACTCTATAAGGCTACTACTAGACTTGTATCCCTGAGCAGGTGCTAGGTCCGTGCTGCTGCCTTCATATTTGTATATGGGGTTGCCTTTTTCGTCGTATCCTTGACCACTATAACGCCCAGCCGGTTGTCCTTCACGAGGACTGCCAATAATATCCAAGGGCTTTTCTTGACCGGCTATTATTTGTCCTGCACGCAAGCCACCGTTGCTACCTACTTCAATGCTGCCATTCAAACCAAACACTCGAGCACTGTGGCCAGTGTAAGGTTCGTGATAAGGTAAGCGAGGCATAATAGTATTAATCAAAATATATCTAAACTGACCATCTGTTATGATTTGCATGTCTTTTTGGTTTAAATCAATAGGTGTGCTTGCTGCACTAGCTGTTGCACCCACACCTGGGGCTGGTCCATTGATATCAACTCTTGGCGCTTGTAGCGTATAACCACCAGCACTTAAAACCCCAAAATCACCACTGGAAAAATCACGCATGTAACCATTGCTGCGTCTACTAAAGTTTCCATAACTTGTTTGCAACATATCTGTTCCAGCACTGGCATGAATTTGCTTCAAGCTTGTTACATACATGTTTTGCTGTGCATATGCATGGAACTCTTTAACAGCTTCCATTTTTATTACACCACCACCACTGGGCGTGGAACTCACAGGAGTAGGTGTTAGTTCGATACTTTTGTTTACACCGCTTACTACATAACTAATGAGATTTTTGGCGACGTCTTCATCTCGCCTAAACTCCACAACTAACCCATCAGTAAACACTACTGATGTATTGCTTATTTGACCTGTGCTGGAACTTTGCCAGTTGCCGTTATATGTGTATTGTTCTTGACCAATAATCAAGTTTCCTGCGTTTGTGGGATCAAGTAATATTGCAATATCAGGGATTGGACCTGCTTGTTCATCACGAGCTTTCATAAAAATACTACGGCCTGCTTCGATGTTTACGTCTAAATCTGCTCGTAAGTTCAAACTGCCTTGACTTCTTATACTAATGTCAGCTTGCGCATAGATGTCTATTTCACCACCAGCACTTAATTCCACCCAGTTTTTTCCGTCAACACTGTTCATGTAAACGCAACCAGTGCTGTCATTTACTAACACTTGTGCGCCTTGTTGAGTGCGCAATCTTATAAAGCTGTTGCTGGGATCATCATCAAAAACAACCTGATTACCGCCAGGAGTTAAAAATCCATAAGCACTATTAATTGGATCAGGACGTCGAGCACTGGCGCTTGTTATACCGCGAACAGGATCATTTAATAAACCTTGACGTAGGAGCCCATCTCTCAAAGGCTCAAATTCAGGACGTTGTGCAGTTTCTGCAGGATCACCGTTATATTGATTTCGCTTGTTGTATTCCACCACAGGCGCACCTGCTGTTCCACCATTTCCGGCAATGCCTGGAACCATGTTGTTCATGTTTTGCTGGAACAAACAACCCAACCAAATCCCTTTGCTGCTGTCGCCATTTATAAAAGCAACTATTACTTCGTTGTCTTTGTCAGGTGGGACAAACCACATGCCATAACTTCTTTGACTTGCAGTCCATGATTGGTCGTTGGGCTTGTTGCTATAAACACTTGTAGCCCCAGCAAAGGGGCTACAATAGCTAACTATAAACCAAGAGTTGGGATCTAGGCCGTCGCCGCCAGATATTTCTGGTATCCAAACTCGCAATCTTCCCATGCGGCTGTCATCGTCAGTTTCTCTGACAAACCCAATATACAGTTTATCCAATAACGGAGTACGTCCTTGTGGATTTAAACTGTATTCCTCTGGTGTATCAGTAGTTCTTCTTAGTAAGACCATGTTTAGTATCCTGATACATCACCCATGGGATTTCCCAATGGGGCAAGATTTTGTCGAGGGTTAGCTGGATTAGCAGGTTGTATTTTAGCTTGTTCGGCTTTTTTGGCAGCTTCATCAGCTTTTTTAATATAGCTGTCCATGGCTGTGTTGCCATGTTGGCTGAAAGTATCTTTACAACTAGATAACACTTGTGTAAACCGGCCATTTGCAAATATATTTTTTACTTGAATTACTAGATAAAATCCATCAACAAACTGATTATTTTGTGTAAACTCCATGAACCCTGTTTCAGGGTTAGGAGCTTGTCCGCTGCGGAAAGTTAGATAATACATGTTGTCTCCGCCTATTAGTTCAGCAAAAGCAGGATTTAAATCACCTAACTTGTCAGGAACTGCTCCATCAATATCAATATTGCTATGTCCCATCCACCAAGGATCACCTCGTATCTCTAAATCAATTTTGATCATTTCTTTGTTAACGCTGTCGTAGTTTCCTACTACTGCACCAAACAAGCTGCGACTTTTAGGGTAGTTAATTTGATTTGTACTAAATGTAGGTGTCTGTTGACTGGATGTTCCTTGGTTACCATCAGCTTGGCGAGCTGCATCGTTGGGAATCACTGTATTTACATACGGAAAATCTGGATCAATAATGTCTTGATCCTCTACAAAAAGCTGCTGTTGTGTTTGGTTTACTGCGGAAAATCTTGATTGCAGTTGTTCCACACCGCGCCGCCGTGCTAGAGCTTGAGGATTATCACGAATGATCGCACTGGGTTCTCGGTCGTAAAAATCCACAAAATCCTGTGTTTGCTGGCGTAGATTTTTTTCAGCTTGAGACAGTTCACCTCGTAAATTATTCAGCCGTTGTTGGGATGCTTCAACTGTTTGACTTTGTAAATCTTGCAAACTAGAACTCAGTGCAAGCGTACGTTCATCCCGATATTGTTGAGTTATCATGCGATTGTCTTTAAGACTTTCTAACTCTTGTGTTATTGCTTGAATGCTATTATTCACCCTACCTGCACGATTTTGTGCAGTTTTAAGATCTTGCTCTGCTAGTGTTATCTGTTCAGGCAACGCCTGGTAACGTTCTTTGGCTTTGCGATATTGTGCTAGACGTTGTTCCCATGCACTGGACTTATCATTTGCCAAAGGACCCACTGTTTGATTGCTGTAGTTATTTGTGCCTGCATAAGGAACTGTTGCTATGGCAAAAAAGTTGTTGACTTTTAAATCAAACTTGATAATGTCTAAGTTTAACCCTGTGTAAATCCATTCATATCTTTTTTTGATCCTACCAGTTGTTAACAAAAACTTGAGTTTTTCCATTTGTACGTTGCGTTTTTCCACGGCACGTATTGTGGGAATATCCTCGCCTCTAACTCTTGTTTCCCAATAGGGAACAATGGTGTATGTAACTTTTTCCACATACTTGCCAGCTCTAAAATCATAACCTACATAGTTTACCTTGCTGTGTATTTTTACGTTTTTAACCATGCCGTGAGTTAAAGTTGTAACAGCACCTTCTTGATTTTGTCCACCTTGTGTCCATGTTTTAAACTCATCGCACAAACTGAGAGTTTGATAAACCAAACTACTGAAATCAATACCTTTTGTAGCAGTTACTTGCACAGTGTTGCCTTCAGCTTTTATGTTCATGTTCTTGCTTCGCTGATCATCACTTAATCGTGATTTGTTCATTTGCCAAGAACGCATTTCATTTGGCAGGCGTATTTCATATTGAGCTAGAGGTGCAGTTCCTAGTGCTAAAGTTTCTTGATTAAAGTTAAGGGCTTTTTGAAACTTATCAAAAAACTCACCAACTGTGGTTGCGCTAACTGATATAGTAGAAGATTGCAGATCCAGTTGGTTTGTAAAACCAATTTGCCCATCCATTATGCCTTGTATTTCATAACTGCCGCCACCTTCATTACCACTAAAGTTAATAACAGTTATTACTACTCGATATATTTGATGAAACAATGCTTGAGTAACAGGTGTTCCATTTTCGTTGTAACCTACAAACCATATTTCCACAAAGAATTTTGCACGTTGCCAATTTATAGTTCCAAACTGCTGCGCGGTAGAGTTTAACCGGTCTGGCAAACTGAACCCATAAGGTTCAATTACCTTCATAGTATAACTTACACTTGGCATGTTACGAGTTTCATTGTTTGTTCCAACTAAATTTCTCAATGTAAACTCAGTTATGTTAAACCCCGCAGTTGCGCCGCTTTCTGCTACTACGACTTTTGGTATAGAATCAATAGCTTCTTTGTTGGTGCTTGTTACTTTTTCAGCTAGGCTTTCACTAGTCATCCAAAACTTAATGTGATAGGTATAGTTTGCATATTCGTCTAGCGCAA